GGCTATACTTTAGCAAGCACCTCTTCCGGATATACTAAAAAGATTATGGGAGAAAATGCTAGCGGCTTTGTTCCTAACGACAATAGCGGCTCTGCAACAACTTATTGGTGCGACAGAGGGCGTGTCGGCGGGTCGGGCTCTGTGCCGTACTTCGGCGGTAATTACAGTTTTACTACCACTGCCGGTGCTTTCTATTTGTATTTCAACAGTTCCGCTACTACTACGTATTCGAATTGTGGCGGTCGTCTTGCCTTCTGTGGCTAACTATTCAAGCTATTAAGTGTTTAGCTAAACATTTAAGTAATAACAATTTAATAATTATGGGCGACACACAGTAGAGACGGGCGTGTCAACGGGTCGGGCTATGTGCCGTACTTCGGCGGTAATTATAGTAATACTACCAATGCCGGTGCTTTCTATTTGAATTTCAACAATTCCGCTACTAATACGAATTCGAATTATGGCGGTCGTCTTGCCTTAAGTGTGTATAAAAAAATTAAGCGTAGTGCTGTCGCCCTGCCTCTTGGCAAAATATAAGTAATCTAAAATCGTACGAGTAGCGAAAGTGAAAGTTTGAGAATTTACACACAGAACAAAGGAGCATAAATTTGAGAAGAATCGGAAATCTTTTTGAAAAAATAACTTCTATGGAAACCCTTCAGCTAGCCTACAAGATGTCTAGAAAAGGCAAAACAAAGAAGGCTCTAGTAAAAATGGTTGACGCAAATCCAGAAAAATACTTGTCAGCTATCAGAGAAAGTTTAATAAACAAAACTTACAAAACTTCTAAATATAGAAAGTTTATGTTGAGAGAGCGTGGCAAGAACAGAGAAGTTGTGGACTTGCCTTATTATCCGGATAGGATTGTTCATTGGGCTGTTATGTTGCATATTGAGCCGATATTCTTAAGGCACTTTATTCACGACACTTATGCAGCAATACCCGGAAAAGGCTCGCACAAAGCTCTGAAGAAGCTTCACAAGTTTATGAAAACAGATAAAGAAGGTACTAAATATTGCCTTAAGCTTGATGTTAAAAAGTATTTTAACAACATTGACAAAGAAAATCTTAAACAGATGTTGAGGAGATATATAAAATGCAGCGACACTCTCTGGCTGCTGGACGAAATTATCGACTCCTACCCGCAAGGGATTCCTATCGGAAACTATACTTCACAATACTTCGGAAACTTCTATCTTTCAGAGTTCGACCATTGGATTAAGGAAGTGAAGCATATCAAGTATTATTTGAGGTATATGGACGATTTGATTATTCTGGCGTCCACAAAAGAAGAGCTTCATAAGTTGAGGTTAGATATTGCAGAATATCTTTCAAAGCTTGGTTTAGAGCTTAAGAAAAATTATCAAGTCTTCCCTACAGCTATTAGAGGAGTTGATTATGTTGGCTACAGAAGTTTTTACGGATATACGCTTTTGAGAAAGGCTACAAAAAAGCGTATGAAGAAAAGCACAAGAGCTATTCAGCGAAGGGTTGACGAAAAACAAGAACTCACTAGCAAAAATCTTGGAGCTTACGCTTCTTATAATGGAATATTGCAACATTGTTCAAGCTTCCGGTTGAGAGAAAATAGCCTATCAAAAGTCGAGAAATATGTAAAAAAGGAGATTAGCAAATGTCGGATTACAAAGAAGTCTTCGGAAGTCAAACAGATAAGCCAGAAGAAATAGAGATAAATGTTGACACGGTCTACCTTCGCAAGAACATTGAAAGAGTTGTTCTCACAGAGGAAGACGGAACGATTGTGACTCTATGGAAATATCTGGAAAAGACTATGACTATGAGAGAATATGCTCAAATGAAGACAAAAGAGAGTGCAAATAATGCTACGAATTAAAGAAGATGTTCAAGACTTGCAGTTTGCCGAAGACGCAAGCTTGACTTATATCACAATCGGAGAAGAAGTCAACAAAATCGGCGAAAAGGCGTTTTACAAATGTCCTAACTTGATAGCTATCAAAATTGAAGAATCAGACAAGCCTATCAGAATCTGTTTAGACTTTGTTAAAGGTTGTAAAAACTTGGTAGATGTCACTATTAAAAGAAATGTCGAATTTTACAAAAAAATCAAATATAGAGGAGTAAAACTATGAAAAAAACAATCTTTTTATGCCTATTGATTATGTTTGGAGGATTTATGTTTGCGGTTAGTCCGTTAGCAACTCCAACACAAAGTGTCGCTGCTGTCTCTGCAGCAGAAGTGTCTACAACAACTCCAGAGCTTAACGAGGAGTCGGAAGAATCTAACTTCTTCAGAGAAAAGGTTATGCCTTACATAACGGCAAATGTTTCTTCTATTATCTCTGCTGTGATAATTATGCTTACAACTTTAGGAAAGATTAAAGCAGCCACAACAGAGCTAAAAGCTTCCACTAGCGAAAATGCTAGTCTTAAGAGAAAAAATAAGCAGCTAGAAGAAAGAATTGCGAAGCTAGAAGAAAAAGTCGAAAACATTGACAAAAACACTACAGACACAAAAGAAATGGTAAAAATCGGATTCTGCAACACAGCAGAGCTTGTTCAAAACGGCTACGCTGAAGAGATTGCAAAGGTAGGCGAAAATGAAGAAGAAACTGAATCTTAAGCTAAAGCTTATATTCCTACAGATTGGAAGCTTTATTGTTTCTGCAGCTCCTCTATTGATTTATATAATCATAAATTGGGATAATTATGTAAAAACACCGGGCGACACCATAAAAATTAGTGTAGGATTAGTTATAGCAGCATTTTTATTGTTGCTCAAGGTTATCGGTAAGCTTAAAATGCCGAAAAGAATTATTACATACGCCGTTTTGTGCGGCTTATCATACTTCTTATATCCGCTTATTCAAGATATAGTTTGGCTATCAGCTCTATGCTTGGTAGGCGAAGCTTTGGATTTATTGATATTCCAACGCCCTATAAGAATAATCAAAGAGAAAATTTTAATCGAAAAGACGGCGGACGCAACTTCTGACAAAGTGGAAGCTAAAATGAAGACTCTTTTCGACGAATATATGGGAGGTAGGTCATAATGGAAGAGAAAGACAACAAAGTCAAAAGATTTGTTAAAAACAACTTCTTATACTTTATTATCGCCTTCGCTTGTATAGCTTATGTTGCTTATGGTTTAGTCAAAATCGAAACTTCTGGAAAAACAATTCTGGAAATTATCGGTCAAGGTATAATCATTTTCTTGGTGGGCTACACAATTTCTTACTTATTTTCGCTTCAAGGCTTATTGTCTGGAGACAAAAAAGACGAAGTGATTAAAACTAACAAGCTTCACTCCAAATGTGTTGCAGACATTGACCCTAAAATCAATGAAATGGACGATTGGTGCGAAGAAGAAAACACTAAAACTTATGTAAAGATTAGAAAGCAGATTCTTAACAAAGAAGGCTTAAGATATTCAGACTGCTTCGATTCAGAGGGAACAGCTTTAGATATTGACTTCCCTCTTAAAGAAATGGAGTTTGAAGTTAAAACTAAAGAAGGCGACAAGGAGATTGTTGAGACTTACACAGCTGAAGAAATGAAGTCTTTATATCCTACCAGATATAAAATTGAAAAGAAAAAAATAAAGCTTTACAACAAACGCCAAAACGCCAAACGAAAAGCTTTTCAAAAAGCTATGAGAGTTAAAATAACTTTACTTTCGACAGACGCAATAACCGCCACCACGATTAAAAATGACGACCCTCACAATCTTGGTACAGACAGAAGAACATATCAAAAGAGAGAGGCTCGTTCAGATTTAATCTCAAGAGCTATTATGGGAATTGTTTTTGCCTACTTCTCATTTAGCTTCGTGTTTGGTTGGGCTTATATTATATCTTCGCTTGTACAGATAGCTATTTTCTTATTATTCGGCGGCATTAAGTGGGTACAATCTTATTATTTTGTCACAGAAGACTTAAGAAAAAGAACTGTTAGGCAAATAAACTATCTTCAACGCTTCAAATGTGACAAAGGCATAGCAACAAAAGAAGAAGTGGAAGAGGAAAATAAACAATTAAAAGGAGACAAACAAGATGTCAATTTGGAGCAAATTAAAGAACAAAATTAAATCCGTTGTAAACAATGTGTCAAGTGCTGTAAAAAACACAACTAGCAATATTCAAAATTGGTTTAATACGGCTAAAAAGAACAGCGGAACAACAACCGCACAATCAGACGCAACTACTGCAGCAACAACAACAGATTTAGCAAATCAAACAACCACTCCGACAAAGACTACGCCAACAGCAGAAAAAACAACTACTCCGGTAGAAAATAAAAAACAAGCTACTATAGCTGTTCAGCCAGCTGTTGCTCCAGCCGTGCAAAAGAAAGAAGTTGCTCCAGCTGTAGAGCCTCAAGTCGCTCCAGCTGTACAGCCAACGCCGGCAGTTGTAGCTCCAGAAGCTAACACTTCACAAACAACAACTCCAGAAGCACCAGCTCCTAAAAATGAGCCTACGCCAGAAGTTGCAACTCCAACAGAGTCAACTATGAGTCAAGTAAACACTCCGGAGCAGTCAACTGAAGCTCCAGCTGCAAATGACGATAAGTTTTTAGCGTGGTACAAGAGTCAATTTGGAGAAGATTATAACGGAAACTTCTCAAAGAAAGAAGGTATGTCAGACCAAGACTACGAAACCGGAAACAATCTTTATCAAGCTTATTTGCAAAAGCAAAATTTAGAGAATCAATTCAACTCTGCAAATGAAGCTTTAGACGAATCGAAGGCTCAACAAAGACAAGAGGCTAGTATTTTGAGAGATAAAATGGCGAAATACTTGCAACAACAAAGCAAAAACAACGGATTAGACAATTTAGGTGTGTCTGAATCTGTTGGACTTCAAGCAGACTCTCACTATATGAACAATTTAGGTCAAATTGAGTCAGATATAAACACAAAGAAAACAGACTTAATGAATCAGTATATGACAAATAAAACAAATGTCGAATCTGAAGCTGCTGCAAATGAGCAAAATATCCTCAACAAATATCAACAATATGCTCGTGAAGACGAACAAAAAGAGTATGATAGACAGCAAGACGCTTATAACAAGCAAAAATATGAAGAGGAACAAGCGTACAAGAGAGAACAAGACGAATATCAAAAGCAACAAGACGCTTACGAAAAACAAAAGTACGAAGAAGAGCTTGCTTATCAAAAACAACAAGACGAGTACAACAAAAACAAAGCAATTCAAGACGCAGCTTACAACGAATTTATGTCTGTTGTTGAGAGTGGTGCTTTTAATACAGCTGCAGAACTTGAGGAATTTTATAACACCTATAAAGATAACTTAAGTCCAGAGCAACAAGCAATCGCTGAACAACAAATCAAATTCTATAAAAACAATCCAGACCAACAAGAAATCGACAACGAGACTAAAGAACAACAAAAGAAAGAAGACTCTGCAGAGATTTTGTCTGGTAAAAAATACTTGAACTACAACGGACAAGACTATCAAATCAATTCCGGAGCTTTAGCTCAAAACTCTTCCGAATTAGAATTGTTGTATGCCGTCTCAAATGCTCTATTAGGAACAAACAATCCGTATGGAGAAAGTATTGAGGACGGAAAAAGCTTCTCCTATGGGGAACTCTACAAAGCTTATTTTATAAGCCAAATAGGCGAAGACAAGTATTATAACGGGGTTGGAAGATTATTCTATCAACCTATGGTTGAATCCCTAGAAAAAGAAGGAAAACAGCTAACTTATTATGACGGAAATTGGTACACATCAACAAAACGATAATTTAGGAGGACTTAATGTCGTACACAGAAACAATGAACGCTACAGAAATGCGTAGACAAAGAGCAACACAGCTTAAAAATGCAAGAAATTATCGCTATGCCGTAAACGAATATAATCGACAATTAGAAGCTCAACGCAAGGCAGCTGAAGAAGCTGCCACTATTGCGAAGCTTAAAGAAGAGCAAGAACGAAAAGAAAGAGAAAATGCGAACTTTTTTGTTCGTGCTTTTTCTACTATTGGCGATTTAGTCTCTAATGTTGTGACGGGAGCGTTAAAAGGGCTTGAAGGTATCTATGATTTGGGTGCTGGCTTGGTTGGTGCTGTTGGCGGGATTTTTAGTAAAGACTTTCAAAAAGATGTGCAAGACCATATTGCCTATGACTTCGTAGGAACTCATATAGGCGACCCTCTACAAGACTTAACAAAATATTCATACACTAATGACGGCTGGTTTGGTCAAACTCTGGAAAGCGTTGCAAGTGGCGTCGGTCAAATGTTGCCGGCTGTTGCGGTCAACTTAATTCCGGGAGTAGGTCAAGGCGTTAGTATGGCTATGTTTGCCGGTATGGCTGCCGGTAATGCAACAGAAGAAGCTTACAATGACGGAGCTTCTTATTATGGAGGCTTGGGCTATGGTATAGCTAGCGGAGCTGTGGAAGTTGCTACAGAAAAAATGTTCGGAGGAGCGACTAAAAATATCTTTGGTAAAGGTTATTTAGACGATATTGCTAAAAATACAGCAAAGAAAGGATTTGCGAGAATCGCTAGAAATGCTGTTGAAGAAGGTATCGAAGAAGCTGCTTCAGAATTCGTAAATCCTCTTTTGCAAAACATCTATAAGGATAAAGGATTTTTTGACGACTTCTTAACAAAAGAACACTTAAAAAATATCGGAACTTCAGCTTTGGTCGGTGCTGGTACATCTGTTGTTTATGGCGAAACAGCTGGAAGAATTGGAAGAAGAGCTGCAAACATAAGCGAGAGCGTGCAAGACCTTGAAGGCTTGGCTAAAAAAGAAGAGAACTTGTGGGCTAACGATAAACTTGACGACACAAATGTCGGAAAGATAACAATAGCTAGACAAAATCTTTATGAGAACATCAGTAAAGAATTAAGGACTGCAAACGAAAAGAGCAGAACAAAATTATTGAATCAGCTTGAAAATTATGGCTACAAGGGCTTATTTAATGCAGACGGCACGATTGTTGAACAAAATCTCAACACAGAGCAAAACGGCTCTAAAAATGCGGTTGCAAGTTATAATAAAGCGGCTTACACTCCTAGCCTTCAAGGCAAGGAAAAATCTTTGCTTTACGCTCCAACAACCAAAGCTTTAACAGAGGCTCATATTGAAGCGAAGAAGATATTTAACTCGCTCAACAAAGGCAATATTCGTTCTAACTTTGTTATAACAGACAGCTCTTTAGGAAAAGACTCTAACGGCGTAGAAATCAAAAGTGCATACGCAGACGGAACTCTTTACATAAATTACAACGCAAATGCTTCTCAAGCTCTGGTAGAATATGAAATGACTCACTCTCTGGAAGGCACAAAAGCTTACAACAAATATGCTTCTTATGTGCTAAAAGAAATTGCAAACAATGAAACTCTTAAAAAAGCTTATGGAGATATTAACGAGCTTTACGATAGCACAATAAACAAATACACAGAAAAGCTTGTTAAAGACGCAGTTAAACAAGGCGAGCAAAAACTTTCTGACGAAATTGTTGGAAGAATTAAAGATATTGCTCAATACAACACTTTAACAGAAGTTGTTGCAAGATTCACAAGCGAAAACTTGTTTACAAACACAGAGCAAATCACAAAACTTACTCAAGAAGAGCCTAGCGTTCTAAAGAAGTTGGCTAGCTGGATTAAAAATAAGGCAGCTAAACTTTCTAAAGGCAACGCAGAGCAAATCGAAGTGTCTAAATTCCTAACTAAAGCAACAAAGCTTTATAATCAAGCCTTGGAAGCTTCTTTCGGAGGCGTAGGAGTTGACAATATTGTTAGAGATATTTATAATAAAGAAAAAGGAGAAGTTGATAATGTCAGAGAACAAGGACGAAATCTATATCCAAACGAAGGCGAAAAATGGCTTGAAAGTAAGGATTCCGTTGAGCAAAATGGAAGACTTCAAGAAGAGTCAAGAGAATCCGAACAAAGAGAAGATAGCGGAAGCAAAAGAAAAATCTCTCGAACTATTCAAACAGAAGAGAGAGAAGTTAGAAAAGTCAAAATCAAACAAATAGACCATAAAGATTGGGATAAATTTGAGAAGAAACTAGCTTCAACTATTAAGAAAAATTTAGCTGTTGATGTCGAATTTTACGACGGAAGTGCCGTTCCTCCGGGATTTGAAGATGTGGACGGCGGCTTTGACGGCTTTATGGATAGCAAAAACAACACAATGTATTTGCGTTCAGACGCAACTCTTTCTGAATCGGAAATAGTTGCTGCAAGTATACACGAAAGCGTCCACCATATAAAAGCTGTCAATCCAGAAGCTTATCAAAATGTCGAAGACGCAATTTTCAGAAATATTTATATTGCTGACTTTGCAGAATTAAACGACGCTTACTCTGAAGCTTATGGAGAAGTTTACAACGGCAACGAACAAAAAATTCACGAAGAGATTATTGCCGATATTGTTGCAAAAAGAACTCAAGCTGGATTTGCAAATATTGAAGAAGTAAATTCAGCTATAACAGATATGTTTAAGGCTTTCAATAAAAAAGCTAAACCTTCTGGCGTGACTTCTGGAGACTTAAAATACGCTCAAGGCGTAGAGTCAGATAGCGAAGGAACTCCACTATCTCCAGCTCAAGCTAAATACTTCAAAGATTCCAAAGTTAGGGATAGCGAAGGCAACTTGCTTGTTGTTTATCACGGAACAACTCACGAGGATTTCTCGGTATTTGATATTAACAAATCAAAGTCAACCGGATTATTAGGTCAAGGATTTTATTTCACAACCTCACAAAGCGAAGCTGCGGAGCGTTATGCTCACAAAAAAGGTCGTGTTATAGAGGCGTACTTAAATATGAAAAACCCTCTTGAAGTTGACCTTGTTCACAAATCGTCAGTTATTTCTAAATTAAGAGACTTGTTTAATGGCACTTTTGATATTGATAGCTATTTATATAATGCTAGATACAGAGACCGTGTTGACACTAAAAAGATGTTATCAATTATAAAAGAACAAGGATATGACGGGATTGTAAACAAAGAAAAGGGATACTATGTTGTTTTTGAATCAAATCAAATCAAAGAAACAAGCAATATAAATCCAACAATCAACGACGATATTCGTTATGTTATAAACAAAAATAAGGATATTAAAGACTTGGTCGTTGTTCACAACTTAACAGAAGACAAGCTTCGCAAGTCTATTGAGCTTGGTGGATTAGCTGTGCCTTCTTTGGCAATCATAAAAGATTCAACCGGTCACGAAAACTTTGGAGATATTAGTTTGATATTCTCCAAAGACACAATCAATCCAGAAAATGAAGACAATAAAGTCTTCAGTTCAGATGTTTATTCTAAACGCTTCCCTAAAGTTGTGAATAAATTTGCAGAAAAAACAGCAAAAATGTTTCACAATAAATTTGTTGACGCAATGAAATTGTTTAATGAAGAAAGAGGAGCTTCTTCTCTGGAACAGCATTTTGAAGACACCTCTATAGCTAACGCTGTAGATTATTTTAGCAGAGAAGATTATGTTAAATATCAATACTTAAAAGATAATGGAATAGAGTTTGAGCCGGCTTACAAATACTATGATGTAGCAAACGAAACAGACAAAGCCGTTTACGAAATGCTTATTGATAAGTTCAAAAGTGTTTTGGATAGCGGGGAACACGATACCGACTATATTGTTGACGAAGTTCTTCCAGAAGTTGCGAAGGTGCTTAAAGCAGAATATTTAAGATTGTCTGAAACCTCCACAAAAGAGTGGCTTAAGCGTTCTTACGCTAAAATGGCGGAAGAAATTGACGAAAATCTATTTTTTGGAAAGGTTGATAATTACATCTATAGAGCTAAAGAGTATGCAAGAAAGAAAGGAACACTTGTACTAAATACAGAAGAAACCAGAAACAAGCTAAACGAGCTAACAAAAGGCAAAGATAAAGCAATTTATAACTATGTTTATAATTTCTTAAAAGAATATGACGAAGGCTCTTATTTTAGAAATAATAAGGAGTTTTACGACAGATATGGAAATCAAAGAAGCTTTAACCAGCTACACGAAGAGCTTACGCTTGAAAGCTTGGTTGATTATATGTGCGGAGCTGTTCAAGACTCTGAAGGCTTTAATTATGGCGTAGGAAACATAAGAAGTTTATTAGCAACTCAATTTGAAAGCTTGCAAGAAATAAAAAATTCAAAAGATTTAATTGTTCCGGCTGAAAAAATGGAAGAATTAAAAGAAGCTTCGAGCAACGCTTTCTATGCTTTATGTGGAAAGATTCATAATGATATTGGTATTGCTGCAGATATGTTAAGAGATATGGCGAAAACAAGTCGAACAGAATATACTATAAAATATGTTTTCAAAGATTATAATCAACCAGAGCCAAACTCTCAACTGATAGGAGAAATTCAAGAGTTTTTCAATACTCTAAAAGACTATCCTACAAATTATTTTGAAGCAAAACCTCAACGAGCCGTCGGATTTGACGAGGTTGTGGAAGTTATTGCTCCGGCAGACACAAGCCCAGACATTATTCAATATTTTACCGACAACGGAATCAAGGTAGAGCTATATACAAGCTCAACAACCAGCAGAAGCGAGCTAATTAAAAGCTTGCCGGAAGATATTAAATTTGCTCTAACCAGAGGTCAAGTCCGCAAAGAAACAGCAAAAGCTTCAAGAGCTAAAGTTTACAATAAAGTTGAAGCAGAGCAAATAATCAACAAAATCTTAAGTGACGCTCATACTGAAAATTATATATTTACAAGTATGTCTGGAGCAAAGAAATCCGAAATTGTTGACAAATTGTGGATAATTCTAAATTCAAAAGACGAAGGTTTTAGGGCTGGAGCTGCTTTAGATGTTGCAAACTTCTTAATCGAAAATGCTGCAGCAGAAAGTATCTGGGAAGACAACACCGAATATCAAATGGCGGCTCAAACAATTAGTGACTTCAGCGACTATAAAAAGAAAATAGCTATTGACTCAATTAAAAGCGAAATCAGACACAGATTTGACGACAAGAGTCAAGGAATCTTTAACAGCTGGGGAGCTAGAAAAGACGGAATTAAACTTGGAATCTTTGACGCTGTTGCAGAACTTCAAGGAAAAGGATATTTTACAGACAACAACATAATTAACGACGCAGATATGTTTATCGACTTTGTTGAGAGATATAACCACGCCAAAAGAGTTGTTGAAAATAATAAAAAATCCTATATGAAGGAACTTGCAAGCGAAAGCGAATTGAAACAATTAAAACAAGATATAGCTAGAGAGGTTTTACTTTCTTTCGATAACTATGGAACAAAAACTCGATTCGCTAAAACTATTGAAAAATATCAAAGAAAAATTACAGCTCTTACAGAACAGCTTAAAGATACCAGAGAAAGAAACAAGGCTATTAACAATTTATTTGAAACGATAGACAGAGTTAAAGCTCTGGAAAAATATAAAGCTGCAGATATTGAGCTTGCTCCAGAAGTGACTAAATTTATCTCTTTATTAAAGAAAATTAAGACTTGGAGAGGAAATCTTGCTAACAATGTTCGTGAAATTATGAACACTTATGCTCAAGATGTGGAAGGCAAGAAGCTTTATGAATTGATAGCAAATGAAGCTGACGGAATCAAAAATCCAACAGCTCAACTTATAGAAGATATTGCAAGAAATCGTGGAGAATTAACAACAACAGAATTAAAGAATCTGGATTTAATCTTAAGAAACTTTATCCACAATGTTAAAAACTACGACAGAGTGTTCTTTGAAGGAAGAAATCAAAGCGACACGAAACTTGCAGAACAAGCTATAGAAGAAACTCAAAAAGCTATTAAGGTTAAAGACGAAGGCTTCACGGGAGCTGTGTCTAAATTTACACGCTGGCTTCAAGCTCCGGTATGGAGATTTGAAAGATTAAGCTCTTACAGAAAAGACGGCTTTATGACAAAAGTCTTCAAAGAACTTCAAGAAGGTGTTGACAAAAAAGCTTTATTTGAAATGCAAGTTGCTAAACACTATGAAGACTTCTTCAAGGAAAATAAAAAGCTTGTAAAACAATGGAGAGAACAAACAATCGAGATAGACGGCAAAAAACTCTCTAAAGGTCAAATGATAAGCTTATATATGCTATCTTTAAGAAAACAAGCTTTAACTCACTTATTTACAAATGAAACTCAAGACGCTGGCGTTGTTAGATTATCTAACGAAAAATACGCAAGCAAAAACGAGTTTAGAACAGCTCTAAACAAGGGCGAAGACTTCTCTATCACTCCAGAGACAATAACACAAATCGAAAACAGCTTAACCGAAGTTGACAAGCAGTTTATTGAACTAACTAGACAATTCTTTGACGAAATAGCTAGAACTGCGAAGCACGATACGGATATGGCTTTATTCGGAATCTCAAATGTTGGAGAAGAAAACTATATTCCTATCCGTGTTGCAAGTGACGAAATATACAAACAAGTAGGAAATGAAAGCTTAAGCTTTAATGACCTATTTAGCGTTTATTCTCCGTCCTTCAATAAAGATGTTAAGCCTAACGCTAAAAATAAGATTGTTGTTGAAAATATCCTTGATATTGTAAACAGACACACTAAACAAATGGCGGCTTACTACGGACTAGCTATCCCGGTTAAGTCTTTTAATAGGATTTATAACAAGAAGCTTGAAAATGGCTCAAAATTACGCACAGAAATAGCGAAAGTTGATTCTGGCTTTGAAGACTATGTAGGAAAGCTTTTAGCAGACTTGCAAGGCAATATAAAACAGCGTAGCGGTATTGACAAGCTTGTCAGCAAGATTAGAGGACTAGGAGCTAAAGCTGCTTTAGGATTAAATCTTAAAGTATTAGCGAGTCAGTTTGTTTCTCTTCCAGCTGCTGCAGCTGTGGGCGTTAAATATAAAAATCTTATGAAGGGCTTCGGTATGGCGTTAGCTAAAAAGACCGATTATAATATTCTAACTCAATACGCTCCTATGCTTTATGAAAGATTCAGAGAAGGAAGTACGATTGATGTTGGATTGTTAAAAGAAGGCACGGGCGTTTTAGGAAAGATAGACGCTTTAACAGATATAACAACAGCTCCTATAGGCAAGATAGACCAATTTATTTGTGGTGCAGTCTGGAACGCTTGTCTGGAACAAACAAAAAACAGCTCAAGCTATGAAAACTACAGCGACGAGCATTATAAGGCGGCGGCTAAACTTACAGAAGAAGCTGTGATAAAGACACAATCTAACTACACGGCTTTATATAGACCAGCAATTTTAAGAGAACAAAACTCTTTCTTGCAGTTGTCAACAATGTTTATGTCAGAGCCTTTACAACAATTTTCACTTTTAACAAGTGCTGTGGATAAAATTAGAGTTGCAAGGATTCAATTAAAATCTGCAGACGCAGACACGGTAGCTGAAGCTAAGGCTTTAATGAAGGTTGCAAAACAAGAAGCAACAAGAGCTATAGCTGCGGTCGTTGTTGATTCGATTATATTGACTCTTATTGCTCAATTATTCCGTTGGGTTAAAGGTCAAGACGACGACGAAGAAAAAATAAACTCAATTTTAACAGACTTTGCAGAGAATTATATCGGTATGCTTCCGTTTGTTAAAGATGTTTACACTTACTTACAAGGCTATGAAGTGTCGAATATGGTGCAAACCGGCTTATCAAATACAGCTATGGCGTTCAAGGAAATGTATAATATCATTGACTTGTTGGCTTCTGGAAAAGCTTACGACCAAGCTCAAATCAATGGCAAATTGAGAAAAATTCTTTTAGGAATAACTCAAATGACCGGTATACCTCTTCGCAATCTGGAAACATATTGCAAAGGAATTATTGAAAAATTCTCTCCTTCTGGAGTTTATAAATATGAGAAGTTCTTCTATGACGGAACAACCTCAAGCTACACAAAAGAGCTTATTGAGGCAATCGAAAGCGGAGACGACGAGCTTGCAGATACAATTCTGGATTCTTTCTTAACCGAAGAAAAAATTCCGGTTAAAGACAGAGAGTTAAGAAATATCTTAAAGGACTTGTATGTTCAAGGCTTTAGTGTGTTCCCTAAATCTGTAGGGAAAACTATCACTCTAAACGGAGAGACTATAACTCTTACTAATTCGCAACGCAACCGCTTCAGAAGTGTTTATCAAGAAGCAAATGCTCCTATTAAAGCTATGGTAAATTCTAATTCGTTTAGAAATGCTGAAGCTGAAATTCAAGCAAAAGCTATCAAGGCTATTTATGATTATTATTATGATTTAGCTTTAGAAGACTTGACCGGAGAAGAAGTTGCAAGTGAAAAAGACAAGCTATTCTATGCGGCTATACCAATCGAAGAGCTTGCCTTGATTATAAAAACAGCGAGAGCTATAGAATCTGACAAAGACAAAGAGGGCAATACAATCTCTGGCTCAAGGAAGAGAAAAGTACAAGATTATATTTCAAAACTCAATTTATCAGCTGCAGAAAAATATATGGTTATGGGCTATCTTGGCTACAAAAACGCAGTTGGAAAATCAAAAGTTAAGATTTATATTCAAAGGCTTAATATGACTAGAGCAGAGAAAGAAGCTTTACTAAAATATTGTGGATACTAAAAAAGGCAAGGATAATTCCTTGCTTTTTTAGGTTTAATTGAGTCAACTCTCTCTCAAATGGAAGCCGCCTTAAGCTCATTGAGTAAATGTATAATCCAACACTATAAAATGTTTAGTATAAATAGTGTTCGGATTATGTGACTTTGGCGGAGCGGATTGTGTCAAATCTGAACACAAATCCTCCACCATATCAATATCGGCGTCAAAGCTGTGGTCGTCCTTATTATAAAGAACAATCGTAATTTTATTATCATATAGAATAACTTTATTAACAAGTCTTTCTATAATAATATCTTTAGCTTCTTCGTCGCTTAAGCTATCTTTAATAAATTCGTCAAAGTAGAATAAAACTCTCTCTTTAGTTAAAACAAAGTCTTCTTCAGCTTCTTTTTTAGCTATAGCTTCGTTGAGAGCTTTTTTCTTATCCTCAAGCTCAACAAGCTCTTTTTGAGTCGATTCTGTTATAATTCCGTTTTTAATTGCTGTTATAATATTATTGATAAATTTATTATTCTCTGCAAGCTCTTTCTTAAGGATTGTTATTTCGCAGTCTTCTTTAATATCTTCGTTGTAGCTTATAACAATATTTTCTATCGTGTCAAGAATTTTGTCTGGAGCTAAAATATGATTTAACACTAAACTTGCAACAAGATTTTCCAATTCGTCTTTTCTGACAGATAATTTTTTGCAGCCGTTGTGTTTTTTCTTGCCAAAACACTTATAATAATGATGTACAATTCCAGACTTGCTTGTTCCAGCTTCTCCCGTCATTAAAGATTTACAATGCCCGCAGTAAAGCTTCCCGCTTAAACGATAATTTTCATAAGCCTTCATACGAGCCGGAGAGCGTTTATTCTTTTCAATTTTTCTTGCAACAATATCAAAAGTCTTGTCGTCGATAATTTTAGGATAATAATCTTCTACATAATAGTCGCCATACTCAAAGACGCCATTATATTTTTTGTTTTTTAACATATTCATTATTGAATTAACACAAAAATATCGACCTTTGTTATTTGTTATTTGTCGCTCTTTCAAATCGAAGGCTATATTTTTAGCTGTCAAGCCGTTTGCATAAGCGTCAAAAATTTCTCTGACAACTTGAGCTTCTGGAGGACTTATTTTAATTTCTTTATCAACTACAACATATCCGTAAAGAACAGCTCCGCCTAAAAATAGTTTTTTCTGGATTGATTCAAATTGACCTCTCTTTACTTTCTTTGATAACTCTCTGGAGTAGTATTTAGCAAGAGAGACAAGCAAGCCTTCAGTTAAGATTCCGCTTAAGTTTTCGCTTCCGTCTGCATTTGTTCCGGTTATTTCGGTTGCGGATAGAATCTTTACTCCGTTTTGTCGAAGAAGTTTTTTATCTGCACCATAATCGCCGTCGTCACGAGCAAATCTGTCTATGGCGTAAATAATAACATAATCCCATTGACGATTGCTGCTATCACGAAGCATTTTCTGAAAGTTTGGACGAATATCGTTCTGTCCGGTCTTTTTTCTGTCTATATATGTATCTAAAATTAAAATATCGTTTCTTTTTGCAAATTCCTCACAGACTCTTAATTGACCTTCGATTGATTGTTCTGTTTGGCTATGAGAACTAAATCGAGCGTAAATTACAGCCTTCTTCATTTTTTATCAGTCCTCCTTTTACGCTTTGGAGGATTGTCTTTAATTGCAATAATTCCATAAATTAAACAGCCAGCCGGAATTATAAGCATAACATAAACCCCGCAAGCTATAGAGATGTAAGTAAAAAATATTGCTGCAGCAAACGCTGTCGCAGCTATAGCTATGTTTTCATAGTAGTATATCGCAATAAGCAATACAGCAACTAATATAATAAATAATATAATTCCTATAGTATATAACATTATTTATCCTCCTTTTTAGATTCGCTTAAAAGATTTGTCGCATAAGTCAAGACATCTCCTTTCTGTTTATCAGACAAGTTTTTACAAATTGTTAATATTGCGTCTTCCAGAGCAGAGAGTTCTTTGCCGTTGTGAATATGGTTGTTTTGATTGTTATTACCAATTATTCCATTATTGACTCCATAATTAGAATTATCTTCCAAGCCCATTAAGTAGGTAGGAGATACATTGAACAAGTCAGCCATTTTCTGAATTGAAGTTCTTTTCATATTTTCAACAAGACCGCTTTCATATTTTCTTATAGCGGACTTCTGGACGCCAATATGCTTGCCTAATTCTTCTTGAGTCATATTATGTTGAAGCCTTAATTGCTTTATAATATCGCCCATTTTCATAGCTTTTTACCTCCTT